GTCCACTTGCCCAACATTAGCTGAGTTTCCGTTCATCCGGACAGTGTCGATGCGCTTGAACACCACCGAGGAGGTGTTTCCAGTGGCGCTTGCCAGCGCGATCGTTGTTGTCACAGGGTTATAGTCAGAGTCGAGTCCGGAGATTATGACGTTCTTGTTGGCGTCACCAGCGTCTGCGCGACTCGCCGTAATTGTCCCGGCAGCATCCCATGCGCTCCAAGGATAAGCCGTATCGTTGACGTCCCAAACTGTACCAGTCTGGTTGTTCGACATCTGGGGGACACGCCCCATGCGATGCACAAATAGGTGGCCCGGGATTTGACCCCGAGCCACCTGAAGCTCGAACGGCTCCGATGTTCCCATTTGGGATATGGAGCGGATGTCGTAGCTCACTTCCCGACCTTTGCGATCAAAGACTTTATGTCATCGCGTATCTCGCCAAGCATTGCGTTCGTGTCCTCACGGGCCTGTTTAGCGGAATCGAGATCCTCTTTTCGCTGCTTCCACAGTCGATTGATCTCCTTGGTGTTTTCGATGCTGCGACTTTCCAAGCGGATCAACCAAACCAAAAACCCAACTGCACCCGCAAAAACGGACCAGTTGTCAGCGATGAGTTCCATACCACCATCCCCCTCACCCATAGAAGATCGTCATCGCGTCGACATTTGTCGCGACGGAGACGTATGGGTCGGAAGTGCAAAGCACTCCGTCTGACGGGATGTTTACCGAATGGGTGTCACTTGCCGTGAAATCGAGATCGAGAACAGTGGCACCACCATCGCCGTCCGTGATGGTGACCCGGCCGACCCCGGCCCCAACCTTCACCTGAAGCTGGCGAATACGCGCACGGCCGATCCCAACGGCACCGGTTCCCGTAACACGCTTCGTCTTGATGTCAGAACGACCCATCAGTCACCGTCCTGTACGTCTTCGTCCCGTTTTTTCGAAGATGATTTTTTGCCCGAGGCTTTACCCTGACGAGCCTTCATTTCTTCTTCGGATGCGGGTTCCCACTTAATGGTCATGGTTCACCTCACGAATCAGAAATGGTTGCGCCGGTGTCGGAACGCTTCCAGTTGGTTCCGTCCGAAAACGCAAGGATCGGGGAGCCAGCAGCGCCATCCGAAACGTAGATCAGGGTGCCGGCACCTGCGGTCGACGCGGACGGTGCCCCTGCAACGTCGTAAGTCGGCAGCTTGATCGCCCCTGTGATGTCACCGGTAAAGCCGTTGGTCGATACGACCGGCCCAGAAAAAGTAGATGTACCCATGTCAATCTCCTGTCGTGGGTGGTGTCAGACACACAGCGTGTCTGTCAGGATAGTGTAGGAGAAAGGGCGGCAACGCCGCCCTTTCAATCGCTTACGCAGCGCCCGGGGAACCGAACACGCAGCGCGGATCGCTGACGCCGAAGCTGTAACGCTCCCGTGCCTTGAAGCGCATGTTGCCGGTGTCAAAGTCACCTTCCATGCCCGTGCTCAGAGCTGTGCGCTCGAAGTGGACAAAGCCGCGAGGTGCGTCTGTCTTGATGAAGAACGCATCCGGATCGGTCAGGAAGTCGTTGACCACATAACCTTCCGGCAGCATGCCCATCGACTTCAACGCGTTCACGTCGTTGTCGGCGGTGCCAACGCGCAGGTTGGACACCATCAGACGCTCGGCCACGAACTGAAGCTGACGAGGGATGATCAGCTTCGTACCGCGAAGAGCGATTTTCAGGCCACGCTCATCGACGAAGCCGGCGATCGAAATCAACGCATCTTCCAGAGAAGTCTCGTTGAGGTCGGCAGCTGTGCTCGGTGTGTTTGCAAACGAGTTGCCGCTGGTCAGCGGGTGGTCGGTTGCACACAGCGCTTTGCCGTCACCGATGGCGTTGGCCCCGGCGGCGAAGGCGTTGTTCAGGATCGCCGCAGCCTTCACCTGCTTGGTGTGTGCCATCGAACGCGCGAGCGCCCGAGTATAGCGACTGCCGAGACGGTCATAGAGGTTGTCCTCGATGGCCTCTTCGGTCAGAGCGAACGCCATTGCGACGGTCTCGTGGTTGTACCGGGCGGTGTACGCTTCGGTCGCTTCGTCGAAGGTGATTGCGGAACCTTCCGACTTGGTCGGTGCAGCACCGAAACCCGAGAGCATGACCTCTTCTTCGAACGCGCGGTCCGAAGATTCGGTTGTGTAGATCTCGGAGTGCTGGTTTTCGTACCGACCGTACTCCATGCCGAACAGGGCGTTGAGGCCCGGTTCCAGCTCTTTCGCAAGTTGTGCGCGAGAAATAGCCATGACTCAGACCCCCTTTACACGCCGGTCGTCGAAACAGTGCCACCAGCAATCGCGCCGTTCGACGAATTGAAGTGGTTGTTCAGACGAACAAGAATGCCGACACCAGCAGACGCGAAGTCCAGATTTTCCGGGTCGTCCATGACGCCCATGATCCGGAGGTTCAGAGTGTTGGTGGTGGCGATGGTGTTGAGGTCAAGAGTCGCGCTCGACAGGCCAGTGACCGTCGAACCCGAAGCTGCCGTTGCAAAGTTCGCGTTGGCGAAAACAGCGGCCCGGACCTCGGCTTCAGTGTCTGCGCCCACAACGACGTTGGACGTCGCGATCAGGAACAGCTGGGCTGGATCGTCATAGACGAAAGCCTTGACTGGATAGTTCGAATCAGCACCCGAACCCGGCCAGTAGTTGGAGAAGATTTTTTCACCGGTGACCGACGAGACGTATTCGCAGCCCCAAAAAACACCAAGCAATCCGACAGTGCCACCTGCGGCCGCGCCAACGATGTCAATGACACCTGCTGCCAGCGGAATCACAGGAGAACCCTGATAGATTGCATTCGTGTTCGTTGAAGCAATGCGATACTCTGTGGCACCGGTGCTGTTGGCGTTCTGCCCCACTTTACCCATGGGACGAAGACCAAAGGCACCATTGATGTTAGCCATGGTATAGCTCCTTCAGTTTCAGTTACTCGGCGTCCGACCGTCGGCCACCGAATGAGACACGACTGCGCCGATCTTTTGTGATCGGCATCGAAGGATGTTGATCCTTCATCAGGTCCTGATCTACAGCTTGCATTTGTTCGCGGGTCCGGTTCCCGTAATACGCGGATCGTTCTTGCGCTGTTTCTTCAGGTATGCGGCACAGCATCAGACCCCCATTTCCGATGACCCCTGCGTACCGACCTTCGTCGATCGTCGGGGCTTGGAAATCCGGATACTCGTCGGCGCGGACAGGTTCCCATCCTTCACGCAGCTTCTGGTGGACGTTGATCTTGTCCTCCTCGCCACGCATTGCGACTCGAATCCAGCGATGCACGTAACCGGCGGGCGGCTCTGGTGCATCGAGGCGACTGGGCGGTGCCCACGGTTTGCGACGTTCGTTTTTGTCGCGGGTCTCTGCGGCTCGGGGTGTTCTGTCAGCCATATCGCTTACTCCTTCACGTACTTGGCGTATTCCTCGAGAGGAACATTCAGCTTCTTCGCGATAGCAATCTGCGACGGTGACAGCTTTACCGACCGACGCCCCTGCTTTGTTGTGCGAGATGCGGAAGAAGCAGCAGAGGCGACCTGCGACTTCCTGCTCGATTTTTCGGCGGCGAACTTGTTCGGGAACTCCGAACGCATACGCCGATCGATTTCAGTATAATACTCATCGCTCTGCGGGTCAAAGCCTTCTTCTTCGACCAGTTTGCGGTGAATCCCGAAAGCAGCGTAGGTCATCACCTCGTCCTGACCAAACCACTCGTTCTTCTCTGCCCACGACTGCGCCCGGGGGTCTGGCTTCGGCTGAGCCGGTGCCTGCTGGTGCTGCGGTTGGGCGTATTGCTCAGGCTGGTGCCGAACAGCGCTTTGCTGTGTCTCTGCCCGACGCTTGGCGATCTCGTAGCGATCTTTTTCGTTCGTCGCCCGAGCAAGTGCCTCTTGGGCTTCGATCATCGCGTCGGTGTCGCCAGCCTCGTACGCCTCTTTGTAGGCTCGGCGAGCCGCGCCGATCTGGCTTTCGATTCGCGCCCCGTACTCATTCAGATACCCGCTGTCGAGTTTCTGCATGCGCCCTTTTAGCTGTTCGTTTTCCTGCAGGAGTTGCTGGGCGACCCGAGTCGCCTCTTCCTGCTGTCGCTCGGCCTCACGATACTTGTGCGTAAGGTTCTTGATGCGCTTCTGTACGCTGGCACTGTAGCTGTCCAGATCGTCTTCGCCGCTTTCGACACGCGCAGCCGCCTTCGCGACATCGGTATCGG